TATTTAGGGGCTTTTTCATTAGCGACAACATTTATGGGCGCAAGAACTGGCTCACTTAGAAATCGTCTGTGCTATTGTTTATCAACTTACAAAAAATATGACAATGGAAGAATTAGAAAAATCCGGTTTTGATAAATATTATGTAGATCATACGCTTGCACTCTGGCCACAGTCTGCCGGCGGTGTTCCTTGGAGCGCCACTACTTTCCAGTCCAAAGGTGATCCCATCACCGATTTAAGCGAAGATATGGCTGCGGATGGTACGATTGTGTAAAGACAACATTGAGGTTTTAAAAGATAGTTCCCAATAATCTGGCATACTAGCTGCCAGATATGAGAACTTTAGAAATTCCAATGTATCTCAATAGGTACTTCCTTAGTTACAGGGTCTTTCTTACCGACCAATACATAATCAATCAGCTTTTCAACCGTTTCCCTGTCTAAGTGTTCAAGATTTGTATATTGCTCGATTAACTGTCGTCTGTTATCGCCAATCAGCATTTTTCTTTCAATAACATCAAGCTGTTTCTGCGTATCAATTACCAGTTTTTCGAGCCTTTCTTTTTGTGTTGAGAAATCTTTAGATAAATCCAAGTAATCAAGTTCGGAAAGAATACCCTTTACCTTATCTAAATATAGTTCACGGATTCCTTTTGTGTATTCCGCAATCTTTTTTTGATAAGCAGCAATCTCCGTTTCCAAAGCTTCTTTTTGACCTCGCAAGTCATTATTGAATTGCACATTTTGTTCAAGCTCATCTTTATCCAGATATTCTGCGGATAACTTATTAAGTTCATCAATCACAGCTTTTTCCAATTTGTCTACTGAAATGAAAGAACCTATACAAGCGTCCTTTGCTACATGGCGGTTAGAACATTGTAAATAATGCTTACCACGATTCTTTGATGAACGCATTGTATAACCACAATTCATACAGCGAGCTTTTCTGGCAAATAAGCCGATTGTGCCAACTGTGAAAGGTTTTGCCTTTTGAGCTACCAATGCTTGAACCCTATCCCATAACTCACGGTCAATAATCGGCTCATGTGTACCCTCAACTCTGTACCACTCGTCTTTTGGTCTGGGTTTGTTTTGCTTTGTCTTATAAGAAACGCTGCCATATTTCCCTTGAACCATATTCCCGATATAGATTTCATTCACCAACATATCTGATATGGCAAAATATTTCCATAGGGTACTGTTTTTCGTTTTAGGCTGCTTGTAACGCAAACCATGAAGTCGTTTGTATTCCGTAGGGTTTGGTATTCCTCTGTCATTCAGCATACGGGCAATGGCGGTCTTTCCATATCCCTGTGAAAACAGTGTAAAAACTTCTCTGACAACTTCCGCAGCTTCTTCATCAATAATCAAATGCCCTTTTACGTCAGGGTCTTTTTTGTAACCATACAGGGCAAAAGCACCGATATGGTGTCCGTTCTTTCTTCTGTCAGTGAGAACGCTTTTAATGTTTTCTGACATATCCTCTAAGTACCACTCATTCACCAGACCATTTATCTGTCTTGATTTCTTATTTCCTTTATTAGCGGTATCTGCATTATCAACAATGCTGATGAAACGAATACCCCAAATAGGGAAAAGACCGTGGATATATTTTTCCACTAATTCTAGTTCTCTGGTAAATCTGGATTGTGTCTTACAAAGGACAATATCAAATTTACGATTCTTTGCGTCCTCCAACAACCTGTTAAATTCTGGTCGTCGTCTGTCAGAACCAGTGTAATCATCATCACTGTATATGTTGTAGACTTCCCAACCATGCTCTAATGAGTATTGAAGTAACATTGACTTTTGATTCTGAATACTGTTACTGTCGTCTGTTTCTGATTGTTTGTTTCTATCTTCCTCTGATAAGCGGCAATAAATAGCAACTCTTGATTTTGATTCTATCATGCTTCGTTCTCCTTTTAGAGAAGACGAAACAAACTATCTCTACATAATGTTATTATAACATCTCGTAGGATAGTTTGTCTATCATCTGGCAGGAGTTGCCTTTCCTTTATTTTTTTCATATTGATTTATCAACTCTATCCATTTTAGAGTAAATGCTTTTGTAAACGCCGCTCTATCACAATTTTTAAAAACATTCTTGCAAACTACCTTTGCGTCATTTGCCATTGAACCACCTCACTACAATATATTTACAAAGTATGCAAAAATGCTTGTACATTATGAAAGAATTTGTCTATAAATAAGAAGTAATCAGATGGCTTTGGAAAGCTCCACTGGAATTTCACCATTCCCATTCTGATGGGTGAACCGTGTCATACGGGTGTATCATTATTCTGATATACAGGTCATGGCAGCAACTTTTCCAACAGTCGCTTACGGATCACTGGCATGGTCGCTCGCTTCTTTATTCCTCCTTTCGTGGGTCATGGCGTTCCAGTCCGTCGGCTCACCGTATATCAAACGTATCTGATTACTTTATTCATTTTTCAAAGAACACTTGTAAAACGGAGCTGGAATGAGGTGATAGAACACTCCGTATATATTCGCTTATTTCACTCTGACTTTAAAACCTAGAATTGCTTTAATAAGAGCAGCTCTGATTCTGCCTTTCAGTTCCATGTCGACCACAATATACATATTTCCGTGTTCATCATAGAACGGGCGTAAACTTGCTTTTGATATGTAAGCGTCATAGTGATTTAATATTTTCTCTATTGCCACTTCGTCGCCATCAGCAGCTAAACTGATTGTGGAGAATAGAGGACACTTTTTTGTAGACTTCATCATGTTATAATTCCTCCTCATACATATCTCTAATGAGCTTTAGTGAACACATTCTGTTTCTATAAACAGAGTTTCTGGAAATATCCAAAATCTCTGCGATTTCTGCGTCTGGTAATTCCAGAAAATAGAACATCAACACAACATTGCGTCGTCTTTCGCTTAATTTTTTGATTGCTTCACATAATTTCTCATCATAGACACGAACTTCTGTACCAAACACATCAAAGGAAGTAAATTCAATCGGGTATTCGTCCGATACACCCAACTGGTTTAATTCCAGCTCTGGTATTTCACAGAAAGATATTTCATGCTTTGCACGTCTGGCAAGTTCTTTGTTGTAGTTCTTTACAGTTCTGCCAATCACCTTACGAGCCAGACAGTCAAATTGAAGTCTTATAGCGTTCTCAAATGAAGAAGGTTTCAT